GTTGGTTACATTTGTAAATATTCTTTTCTTGTCACCCCTTACGGAATCAACTATCCTATGAGATGAAGTACTTGTTCTTTCTTTTATCCAAACCATATCTGGTTTTAGACCTGTATTGACAGTTATGCCTGTACCATTTCCCGTATATAAAACAGTTTCAAAATGGTCTGTCGGTACAATAGTAGGTTGACAATAAACCTCGTTGTAAAGTGTAGTTACTTCGTTTGCTGTTATTGCTCTATCGAATATGCGTACTTGGTCAATTTTGCCTTCAAAAAAAGCGCCTGTTCCAGCTCCCGAAGAACCTATTGCGATACCATCACTAGAACCAGCATCTCTCCGCAAGGTACTACTAAATGATGCCTCTGCATTTAAAACGCCATCTATATAAATTTTATACCCCCCACCATTAGCAGAAGAATCTATTTTGTTTACAACCACAATATGATGCCAATCTCCATTTGTTACACTGCTATTTGAAGTGGATAATGTAGTAGTGTATCTTGCGTAAGTTGGGTCTAAATAATTGTCTGGATAAACTTTTACTTCTCCGTCTGACTCTACTGCAATATAAAAATAATCATTACCACCCCCTTGAAAGAACAACCTATAAGAACTTGATGGAGCAACAACTGCTTGTGCCCATAAGCTAACACTAACACTTTGCGTATTTGTAAATGGTTTAGGTGCAAGTATCTTACTACTACTACCATTAAACTCTCCTGCATTACCAAACTTACCTGCTACGTTGAAATTAACATTAGTAGCAGTCCCATCATAAGAACCTGTTTCATCAGTAGCATCATTCATTTTGTAGTATGCTACTCCAGAAGGTGCATTTAAAGATATGTTGGTTTGTGATGTTGCTGGTGTTTCTGCGTAAAGTTCAGCCACGTTAGCCGCTGAAAGTGCTTTGTCATATATTCTTACTTGGTCTATTTTGCCGTTAAAGTAAGAACCTGTTCCGTGCCGACCTATATATGGTGTCTCATTTTTTAAGTTTAAAGTAGCAAATGAATTTACATCACTACCTGTACCATCTGAATTATTTTTTAAAGTTACTCTTGTGCCGTTTTCATAATAATCTATACTATTATCTGTGTCTCTTGAAAATGTCAAATGATGCCAAGTATTTAAAGATAAAGTGTTAGGAGCATAACCTACTGAACCATATTGCCCTGCTTGTATCCTTCCTTGATATAAATTAAATAATAGATGTTGATTATACGCTACACTACCATCAAAAAAAGCTACTATGCTTCCTGTTACGTTACTTGAAGTCAAATAAACCCAAGCAGAAAAAGAATAAGCTACATTTCCACTTCTATTAAATAGGGGTAGCTGTATTTGACTACTACTCCCATTAAACACAGCAGCGTTACCAAACTTACCAGTAGCATACGTTACGTTAGTAGCAGTACCATTATAGTTGCCAGTTAAGTCATTAGCATTACTTTCAAATTCGTATGTAGCAATAGAATCAAAAGGTACTCCATCTAATATTTGAACTGTATCTGTTGTACAAGCCGCTCCTGCAGCACCTGTATTAATAATTCTTTTTCCTAACATATCTTTTTTTAAACTTCTGGCTGTGGGTAATAATCAAACGTAAATCTCAATACACTAACTACTGTTGTTAAGGCATCAATGTCAGTAATAAATCCGTTTGCTTTAGTAATAATATCAGCACGTTCTGTAACAATATCACTTGGAATATCTACGTTTCTTTCTGACTTTCTAATCACATACCAATCAGTTGGCTTTAATAACCTACCTGCCTCTTCGTTTACTGCTTTCTTCTTGTCTGACTTTAATTCGTCAATATCATAATTAGAAGAAAAGTCAATATCTACTACTGGGTAGGTAAATACGCTGTTATCAGCATCCCACTCAATAGAACCTAGCCTTTGGCTTATACTATCATAAGATGGCTTTACAACATCGTAAAAACCAAATGAAGCATGATTCGCTTTCCTAAAGTTTAGGTGCAAACCATTATCATCTCTCCATACGTTTGGAAGTCTTCTATAAGTTTTAATTGTACCGTTAAAATCTTTTGCTTTCATATTATGTTGCTTCTTGAGATATTGTAGCCCACTGTTCTGTAGAGCTGTTAGTCGATGTTACTTGTATTAAATTGCTTACTGTACCGTCATAAGTTCCTGCAGCTATTTTTACTGAGCTAGGAAGAGTTAAAGCAAAGTCCCCTGTTATTACTAAGTCCTTAACCATACCAGTTGAAACATTAGAAAAAGTTAATGTAGCGTCTGCAGTAAGTGTTTTTGTAAATACTTGAGCTGTGCTAAAGTCTACATCGCTTGCAGATATTGCAGCAGCTTCTGTGAACTCGCTTCCAAGTTTATCGTACGATACAGCATTGTCATTTAATACTGCTGATGTTACTTTAGTTAATGCCATGTTTATATATTTATTCTGTTATTAAATCCCAACTTGTTGTTGTAAGTTTTGTTATGGTGCTGTAGGTTTTGTTTCTGGAAAATTATCTGTTGCTGTCCAGTCTCTTAATTCTTGTCTGTATGTTATCCACGCATCACGATTTGGATAATCAGTTGTTGAAACTATAAAATCAGTTGAAATCAATTCATTATTGCGCCATTCTGTTGCTTCCCACTCAATATCTTCTGTTGTTGGTGTGGGGTTGTGGTGCGTTTTTTCTAATGTCGTACCATTGTCGTAAACATACCTTAATAAGTCCCCGTGATTTGGATTATCGTTTCGGTTACTATCTGTCAAATTTGTAATTGTATAATTCATTTTTTAAAAAGTTTTAATCATTGCAAATCCATCCCCATCACCAAAACTTGAAATTTGGTTTACCTTAAATTCTACTAAACAAGAAGATGAAAAATAAATATACGGACAACCCATTATTGCTTGGTGTTCTGCGGGATATACTGCAACCCTATTTCTTGCGTAGGTGTTACCAGTTGCTGAATAATAACCCAAAGTAGAACTATAATGTGAAGCTACTGAATTTTGATCGGAGCTTGAGTTACCCCACATCGCATGCATACCTGAATTTGAAGCAGTAGTATTACTATGCGGTGATCCAATTTCATAACCCGTACCCATCATAAAAACTTGCGACTCAGCACTAAGTCCAAGCGTCCTTATTTCAACTGCCGTTCCGCCATCTATTGTTACGCGCCAATAAAATTCTGGCGCATAATTAACTGAATTGTTGTACATGCCACCTAAAAAATAAATTCCACCCCCGTTGGTTGCTGAAGTAATATTCGCTAGTGTAGCGTAAGTATCATTTGAAGTTGGTGTGACGCCATATGAAGTTGGTGAACTTGTGCTTGGAGTACGCAAAATATGTGAATTTTGTACTGTATTACTAGCTATTCGAACTTTTGTTTTACCAAAATCAGAAATGCTTATTGCATTTGGATAAGAATAGTCACCGACTGTTATAGTTTGTCCAATACCACCACCACCTGCTGCGGGAAAAAAACTTGAAAAATTTGCCATATTATATTTATTTTATGCTGCCGTACCTTCGACACCTATTAAAATCCATCCTTGAGCTGAGTCAGAGTAAATTAGCTCAAAACCAGCATTTAATTTGTCTAATGTTAAATCACTTGCAACACCCATTATGTTCTCACTATTTCTATCGATAATTGCAGTTGCTACTCCAGATCTATTTGAAATTTTTACACTGTCTCCAGCGCTAGGGGATGCTGGTAAAGTTAAAGTTAACGTAGCTGTTAAAACGTATAGTGTGTTAGCTACAGCGGTGGTATCACTAGATATAACGGAAACTGAATAGCTTGTACTAACATTTGAGGCTAATGTAATATCTGTTCCTGAAGGTGTTACTGTTATATTATTACCACCAATAATATTTAAACTACCTGTAAGTGAATTAACACTATTTACTGGACTTGATGTTACATTTGCGACTATCCCTACTGTAATAACCTCAATACTATAACCACTTAATGGCGCTGTAGTAAATGTTAAAGTTGTTCCGCTTATAGAGTACTGATCTTTTTCCTGATATACTCCTTGTATAAACACAAAAGATGTATCAACATCTACTGCTTGCGTTAAAGTGAAATCTGTTTGCGACCCTGTTCCAGTAAACTGGTTACTATTCAATGTTGAATAAGTTGCAGCTGTAAAATGCACGACCTCTATTGCACTACCACTTGGAGGTGCGGTGGAAAAAGTGATAGTTGTTCCAGAAGTCGTATAATTGTCTTTAGACTGATAAACTCCGTCTATGTATACTTGTGTAACGTTTTCGTCTGTAACGTCCTTAGAAGCCGTGAAATCGACTGTAGAAGCGTCTCCTGTAAATGTATCTGTATACACTTTTGAAAGAACAGATATGAAGTGTACAACCTCAACCTCCGCTCCAGCAGGAACTCCAGTTGAAAATGTAATCACAGATCCGCTTGTAGTATAATTACTTTTAGCTTGATATACCCCATCAATATACACTTGTGTATTACTTGACGCTGTTATATCAGATGATATTGTAAATGCTGTTTGATTAGCCGTAGCGGTTATTACATCTCTTTCAATTGAAAGTTCTGCACCTCCACCACCCGCAGCTGCAACATCTCCGTTTTTCCAGTAGTTATTTGTTGCATCCCAAACTAATGCTTGTCCATCTGTTTTAGTGGATGTAGTTACATTAGATATGTTTTCTACAGTATGATTTGTGGCTGTTGCAACACCACTTGAATTACCAATCCATAACTGGTCTTGAGGTATGTTAGGAACATCATTTGATCTTCCTGCACCAAATACTTCAATGCTCCCATTGGAGCCATGCACTTTAATTACCTGCCCTATTTTTTGTATTAAAGCAGTACCTGTTGGTTTTGTTGTTGTAAACCCTCCGTTTGAATTTACATAAACCGCATCTCCTGATGAAAATCCAGTTGTTGAAAATCCTGAGGCTCTTCCAAACGCAACGCAATCTCCTTCAGCATCATCTAATATTTGCTCAATTAAAATACCTATAGCGGGCATTGTAGATCCTGATGTGTTATCAGCAATGTCTACCTCTAATACATTACCGCTTGGGGGGTATGCGGTTGGAGAGACCCTAACAACTGTGCCCGCATTCAATGTTCCTCCAGAAACATTCTTAACAGTTAATGTTATTTTAAGAGCAGCATCAGCTGTTCCAGCATCTACCGTTCCAAATGAAAGATTACCTGCACCGTCTGTAACAATCGCTTGTCCAGTCGTACCGTCTACTGATGGTAACGTATACTCATCATTTATCGTTATGTTATTCAGGAAACGATTCGCCATAATATTTTATTAGTCTATTTTAGTAACAAGCACTCTTATAGCGTTTGCAGCTGGTGCAGTTGAAAATGTTATTGTTGCTGTGTTAACACCGCCTCTAGCCACATCAGCATATACTGTTTCATTTGTTGTTGTATCATATAATTGTACAATAATATCTTTTGTATTTAAGCTATGCGTAATAGTTATTGCTGTTGTTGATCCATCTCCAATAGATCCACTCCAACTTCTTGCGGCTAATCCAGCTGGTGTTACAGCTCTTATAGTGTCTGTACCTGCTAACGCTTCTGCAGCGGATGCTAATTCAATAACACCTTTATTTGTTTCAGTAGCGTCTTCAACAGCCAACGTTATACTTCCAGCAGCGTTTGTAATAGATATTGCTTCACCAGCTGTAATTGTAGCAAGTTGCATATCGCTATTAGCTGTATTACCTATAAGTATTTGACCATTTGTTGGTGCAACACCGTCTATACTTTTAATTGATCCAGATAGATCAATATTATTAATATCTAGATTACCTTTTGTACCAGTAAATACTTCAGACGTATTTGACGCAGCTGTTAAAAAAGTAAATTTACCAGTTGAATCATCAAATCCAAAAAATCCTAATTGTGCTGCGGATCCATCATGATATTGAAATTCAATACCTCTATCTTTATTATCATCTGAAGAAGGTGCAGTATCCCCTCCTAATGTAAATATAGGATCATCTATAGTAACCGTTGTGGAATTTACAGTTGTTGTTGTACCATTAACAGTTAAATCACCTGTTACAATTAAGTCGTTACCAATTGTTACATCGCTAGGCAATCCAATAGTAATAGTACTTCCATCGCCAGCATCAATACCATTAGTAACTTCAATTTCATTTGTAGTTCCATCTACAGTAAATGCAATATCACCAATTGCAGTGGCCACATGGTTATATATATCCCCTGTAGTAGCTAGAGCTGTTCCACCAGAAACAACACTACCAGTTACAATATTAAATACAGGGTTTGGTCCTGTTGAGTTTGTTACGGTTAATTGATTTACGGTATTAGAATCTACAGATTCAATATCACCGGAAAAACTTTTCCATGATGTGCCGTCCCAATAGTACATTTTTTTATTTCCATTTGTACTATTATAATAAATCTGCCCTTCTGATGGGCTTGATGGATCTGATCCTAATGGTTGGATAACTGCATGCTGCAATTCATTTTTATTAAGATCTAAATGCGATAAGTAATTTACTGCCATTTTTTTTTAGTTTAAATATGCTTTCCCAGAGAAAGCTGCTTCAAATGTTAATATTATTATGTTCGATGTACTGTATGTTATTTCACCTATAACTACACTTTCTGCTGAATCAACTACAGCTACACTTGGAAATTTATTCATATTATGATTAACAGTCCACGTGCTTGATGCTACCGATTGTGTATGCACTACTGTAGGAGAAGTGAAATTACCATTATCTTCTATATATGTTAATATACCACTTAATGGAAAATTAACTGTTGCATTATTATTTTGAGCATCAGATCCAATTACTTTGTCTTCACCTGTAATATTTGAATCTTTTATATATGTAGATATTCTTGCCATTATCTGTGCATTTTATTTCCAAAGACTTTTTCTACGCCACGCGATCCGAAATAGCCTCCGATTACTATAGTTAATAATGAGGTTATATTGTCTAATGAATATCCTAAATACCATCCAACAACATACGATATAACTAAAAAAACTAAAGTTAATGGGCGTACATTAGAAGCCAACCATGATCCAGAGCGTGCATCAGCAACCCAACGTTTTGTTACACCATCTATTTCAGCTCTCTCCATTTTTAATTTTTCAAGAGCAATACTTTTATCAGAGTCTGACATATCAGATCCTCCAATTATAGCTTGTATAACAGAACCTACCGGTGTATCACCAGCTATCGCTCCTACAACATTTGGAATTTTGTTAAGCAAAAATTGTCCGACAGCTGTGTCTTTAAATTTTTTCTTATCTGCCATTATTTTTTAGGTTTTCTACCTGTTCTTGTTTTTCCTGTTACCGCGGAAGGTATATCACCAATTTGATTTCCAACCTCTTTCACAGCAGCACCTACATCTTTCATTTCCTGAACAACTCTCTTTGCTCTTTCTTTAATTTCTGCGGCTGCTTCTTCTGCTGAATCAGCAATCATATCACGATCTGCATCTTTGATTTTACCAGTATACATATATACTAAATAAAAATTTAATAAGATTGATAAAATGCAAATAGCAATTAGTGTAATAGTTAGTGTAGTCATAATATAAAATTTAAATTAACAATTCCATCTTCTACGAGCCGCTTTACCTCTTTCACCGGTCCAGCCTTTTGATCTCGCACAAAATGATTTTCTTCTTCCAGCAGCTTTACTTCCAGGTTTTAATTTACTAGGAGGTGTTGTTACTGCTGTTTTTAATTTACTGCCAGGGTTATCTCTTCTGTATTTAGCAGTACCTTTTTTTGTCATACCACCACCTGCAGCCGCACCTGTACCAGTTGGGTTTGCTTCGTTGTAGTATCCTAATGATTTCTTTTTAGATGGTGCTGGTGGCTTAGCTTTTTTTAATGGGCTGCCTGATTGCTGCACTCTTGATGTAATTGGCTTATGCATCTGTAATGTTTATATATTTAGTTCTTCCGTTTTCTTTAACAGCTTTTAATACACGCATTCTATTTTTACCTAAATTGTAGCTTGCGTGCACCCAAGCAGGATTGTTATCATCTCCAAACTCCCATATAAGCTGATCAAATTGTAATTTATCTTTAATATAATTAAAAAAGTCAGCATTAGTCGCTTTGCTATACACGTCGTCAATATCAATTGCTTCGCCTTTGCAATGCTGTGAGGTAGTAGATCCTCCAATGGCTTTGTTAAGTTCAGGTGATCTATAAAAAGAAGAAACATATATCTGCTCACCAAAATGATTTCTCAATGGCTCAAATATATGTTCTGCTGTAATTTGCATAGTAATTAACGTCTCATTATCAGGCATATTGTTTAAACCCAGCCTTTGAGCCGTATTAGAGCGTACAGCCTCTTTTAAGGAGATATGTTCGCTAATATTCATATTACTTCTTGTTACCTCTTTTAGAGCAGCCACAGCTTCCTATAGGCTTCATGCAGCTGTCGCACACCTTACTCATTGGTCGTTTTTCTGCGTGTACTTTTTTTGTGATAGGTAAATCCATAATTATTTTTTCTTTTGTTTGTTATATGCTTCTTTTTCCCAAGGTAAATTCTTAGCTCCTTCTTTCATAGAGCTACGAGGATATTTTTTCCCTTTCCAGTATACAAAATCATCATCATAAGATAGATCTCCACGTTTTAGTTGATCTACGTGAACTTTCTCATGACTTATAGCTATTTTCTGTTGTATAGGCGAAAGGTTTTTATTGATTACAATAGTACCATCATTTAATGTTTCGCCGTGAACGTCTCCTGCTAAATTTTTTTTAACAATAACTGGCTCTCCTTTTATAAGAGAATCAACATTGCTTTTCATTTTGTATCCCATTATCTTTTTAGATCTTTATTCATATCATCTATAGCTGAATTATAAACTTTATCAGTATAGCTTTTGTTTTTATTAAATACGCTGCGTCGAGATATAGGTAAATCTTCAGTGCCTAAAAGTATTCTGTATATTCTAGCTACTAGGTATTTACACTTTGTGGATACTTTATATACATTGTATTTAATTGTAGTATGATTTCTTTTTGAATAAACTTCTATCCATTCTTCTCTTCGTAATTTTTCCCATCTATTCTTATCCCAAGAATATATATAGGTTCCTTTTATATAATCATTACGTGTAAAAGTTTTTAAGCAATCAAAATGAATTAATAATTCTAATTCAGCATCAGTAAGGCCATAAGTCTTACAGGCCCATTTTCTAACGAGCCTATAATACTTAAATAATCCTATATCACGTATGTTATCCGGCTCTAGCCTCATAACACTACGACTACATCTTGTTCTTTTATAACCTGCAAATACTCACCGTCAAAATCTATGCCATATCCAGCATGTCTATCGTAATAAATGTTATCACCTGTGGTAATTCCTTCAACATAATTACCAACAGAGCGAACTTCAGCTTTTCTGTAGCGTATGTCATCTTGATGTTTTTCTGTAAGAATTAAACCTGATTTATTTGGTTTAATTTCTTCTTTGATTGATTTGATTATAATAAATTTATTTACAGCCTGCATTATGATTCTCTTACGTTAGAAATTATACAATCTGCAGACATAATAGTTGTCGCTACTGATACTGCATTTTTTAAAGCAGTCTTTGTAACTAGAACAGGATCAATTATTCCTTCTTTTACTAAATTAGAACCTTCTCCTGTGATAACGTTAATCCCCCACCCTTTTTTCATATAAGGGCCATATTTTATGCCTGCGTTATCTAATATTTTTTTATATGGAGCTTTAATAGCTTCAAGTAATATTTTATATCCTAAATTATCATTGCTCGCTATATTATCCGCTGCATTATGTAGTGCAACTCCTGCTCCTGGTACAATACCTTCTTTTAATGCTGCTTTAACAGCATAAATAGCATCTTCTACTCTATCCTTCTTTTCTTTTAATTCAATTTTAGAATTTGCACCTACATACAACATTCCAACACCTCCTGAAAGCATTGCTTTACGTTGCTCAAGCTTTTTAAGCAAGTATGGGTTTTTTTCTTCTTTAAGCTGTTTATTAATAACATCTATTCTATCTTTAACTTCTTCAGTTAATTCAGATATAGTTATAACAGTATTATTATCGTCTGTAACAGACTTTTGAGCTTGACCTAATACTGATTCATTAATTAAATCTAAATCATCCCCTAACTCTTCTGAAATGACTGTAGCTCCCGTAAGTGCGGCTAGATCATCTAGCATGTCTCTACGTAAATTAGAAAAGCCTGGTGGATCAATAAAGTTTACCTTAATGTTCCCTTTAACTCTGTTCATTATAAGAGCAGATTGCACTTGAGGAGAAATATTACCAATAATTAATATTGCTCTTTTATTCTTAATAGAAAATTCTAATATTGCCTGTAGCTTTCTAATAGTTGAAATTTCTGAATCAACTAATAATATTAATGGCTTATCAAGCTCTGCTTTATTTTTTTCTTTATCAGTAATTAAATGTTGTGATTTTAAACCACTATCAAACTGAACACCGTCTATAATTTCTATAAACGTTTCATCAGTATCAGACTCTTCCATAAGCACCACGCCTGCTTCACCAACTTTTGTATATGCATCTGCAATTAATTTTCCTAACTTTTTATCGTTATTAGTTGATATATTAGCAACGTGCTCTAACATTGCGTTTTTAACAGGTGTTGAAGAACTTTCTAAATAATTAACTACCTTTGTTGTAGCTTCTAATATTTGTTCTTTTATAAGACGCAAATCTTTAGCTTTGCTTTTTTCAAACTCTTTTAAAATGGAGTGTGCGAGCACAGTACTAGTTGTAGTACCATCACCCGCTTCCTTCACTGTTTTCTGTGCTGCCTCTTTAACGAGGGTCGCGCCAATGTTTTCTACTGGATCCATTAGCACCACACTATTAGCAACAGTCACTCCGTCTTTTGTTACTATGGGTCTTCCTAGTGCATCTTCATATATAACGCACTTTCCTGACGCACCTAAAGTTGACGAAACTGCCTCAGCAAGTTTTTCAACTCCAGCCATAATTTTACTTTGAGCGTTATTGCCAAAGTTAAGCTCTTTAACAATTTCGCTTGGATTATTAAATTCCATTAAATTAAATTTTAGATTGTTTTTAAATGTTTTTTTTGCTTTTCAGCTATATATTATATTACATTTAAATGTTTTTTTTTATGTTGTTTTTTTCCAATACTGCGTTGGAACGCTACTTGACTCAGCAATGTTGTCATTTAATCCAGAATTTACTGTCCATTCACCATAAAATCTAATCATATATTCTCTACCAACACTTCCATTTTCAATTGATATATATGTTCCTGATGATGCGGGCTCAAAAAATGCAAATGTAGAACCAAAATTTCCATCTCCATTTGTGCCACCCGTACCAACAGTAAGCCTTGAGAAATCAGATGTAGTTAAAGTATAGTTTGTAAATGCTGCTACATCAGCAACAGCTCTATCTGTAAGCCAACTTACTAAATCTTTTACGTAGTTTAAAGCTCTTGCATCAGAATCCGCTGATGTACCCGGCCCAAATTGTATAAAATAATAAGGCGTTCCTTGTGCGGTAAGATTAACGCCGTTTTGCCACCAGTCTTGGTAAATACTTAAATTACCACTAGGAGTTATAGTGTGATTATATCCAAAAATAAGACCGGTGAACGGGCTTCCGCCATCTCCATTTCCATCTCCATTGCTAATGGATTGATTGTATGTACCTTGTAATATATTAGTTGGAAACATTATGCTTGAGATATTGTATAAATGAATTCAGATGCACCTAAACAAGTAACTTGTATATAATTTACTGTTGAACTTGTTTGATCTAATGTACCTGATAATAATGTACCTGTTATTGTTGGTGTTCCTGTTCCGCCGCTTCCTGTTACTTTAATAACTTTTGTCATACCAATTTCATTGTTGCTATACACAATAGATGTATTTGTAGCATCTGATGGCAATGTAACTTGGAAAACTGCAGCAGAAGTAAAGTCTAATGTAGTAGATGTTGCGCCTGAACTTAATGTTACAGGAGATGCAACGGTTTTAAACTCATTTTCTAAATTTGAAAATGCTACTGTTGTTAAACCATCTGTTATTCCGTATCCACTTATAGTTGTAGGAGTACCAGTTAAAGAACTAAATGCCCCATCAAAACTTACTGCTGTAGTATAACTAAAAGTTCCGTCTCCATCGGTTTGTATTAATTGACCAGCTGTACCGTTTGTTGTAATACCGCTTAAACTTGTTGGGACAACAATACCCGCTCCTGATGTTGACTTATCTGTCCATTCTAAATCGCCATTGCTATCAACTCCTAATATTTTATTAGCAGAACCAGAATTTGTTGTATCTAAATCAGCCGTTCCAATAGCTGCTGCTACAAATTCAATACCTGTTGCTGCAGTGTTTACCTTTACAAAGTTACCTCCTGCACCTGTAAATGAGCTTGGAGTGTCAGGTAATGTTAAAAAGTTTGTTGTTGTTGCTGTTATTGTAACCCATTCTAAATTACCAGAATCATCAACACTTAAAACCTGACCATCTGTACCAACAGTAGGTGATAGTTTTATAGCCGTTACAGCTTGATCTGTTATTTCAGCAGTATTAACTTCATCTAAAATAGCAAGTGATCCAACACCTGTAAAATCTGAAATAGCATGAGTATGATCTCCCTCAGCTAATGAACCAGAAGATGTACCTATACTTAAAAAAGCTCCATCCCCAAATGTATATGAAGGGAATGATGCTGAAGCAATACCACCTGCTAATTCAAATGTTAAAGTGTTATTCACTTTAGTTACATTATCAATGTGATAATTGCTAGCTGAATTAAGTGCCCAAGTAAAACCGTCCCCACCATCAGAAGTTAATACATAACCACTAGTTGGTCCATTTGTAGTTTTTAGTTTAGGCTCAGTTACCGCATCGGATTGTATTTTATTAGTTGTAATTGCATTGTTTTCAATATAGGATGTATTTACGCTATCTAATGTAGAAAGGTCTCCTAAATCGGTTGAAACGTCTGCTATTGTAATGTTTTGTGCAACTTGATCAATTACTGTTGCTATAGATAAGAATGCAGCTTCACCAAAATCAAATGATTGATTAGCTGTACCATTAACACTAAAAGTTAATGTATTACCAGATTGTGTTATACCGTTTAAATAGAAGTTTGTATCAGCTAGTACTGTAGCATCGGCCCACACAAACCCACCTGTACCATCCGAAGTAAGTATCTGTCCAGAATCACCGGTATCTGATACATCTAAATAAGTTGTTGTTATTGCGTTAGATGAAATTATATCGGATATAGTATGACTATGTCCATCTTCTGCAAAATCACCCACATCACTAAAAGCAGCAGTGCCTAGTGTTAATGTTTGATCAGTAGCACCATTAATAGAAAAAGTAATTACACCTGTTGTTGAATTACTAGTTATATTATCAAGATAGTAATTTGTATCTACAATAGCTCCTCCATTGCTTCCAATGTAATCCGCTAGTGCACCAATACTATAAGTTCTAGTTACATTAGAACCACTTGAGGCATCTGAACCTAATAGTAAATCATCATCAGATATAGTACTATCTGCTTGATATGTATAAATTATTGCCATTGTTTATTTATTTTTTTGTGTGTATATTTTAAAATATCTCATTATGCTATTGCTAAATAAATGTAAGTGTTTCCGCTTGTATTCAAATTACCGTTTGCATCATTAAGCGTAAATCCTGTACTGCTTGTTGTTAAACTGCTTGAAGTTGATTCTGCATTAGATACTTCTGCAAACAAACGCTTATCATCTCCTCTAACTGCATCGTGAATCCACCATTGCCCTGATGCGGATGTATTTTTAAACATTATGAATCTTGGCTCAAATCCTACATTTACGGTTCTACCAACTGCACCTGTATAACTTCCTATTTTCTGATAACCATCTACTGAATTGAAGCAGTAGGCGATGTAAGTCCCTGTAGTGTTTGTTGTGTAAGAAGTCCAAGTGGTATCCGTAACGCTTGAAAAACCACCAGCGTCTGTAGTTGCTGCTGCTGAAGAGGCAAGTTGTAAATACTTACCTGTTCCTACGTCTTTATGATAAACCTCCCAAGCGTTTGAAAAACTTGTCATTTTAGATATTATCATTTCAGGGGCGGTATCTAACCCGTGTCCCACATTCCAAGAAGCTGCGGCAGTGGTTGTCCATTTAACAATACTAAACCCTGCATCTTGATTAGCAGAAACAGATGATGTAATGCTACCATCAGTGTTGCTGACAGCTGTTCCTCCTGCTTTCCACATCCAAGCAACGTAAGTATCGTTATTACCATTAACTCCACCATCTGAACCAACAGAAAATCCATTACTGTCAAAAGAACTTAATGTAGCTAACTGTGGTGAAGGGTCATTTGATGCAAGATTTGTTCTTTGGTAAACTCCCGCACCTCTAATAGTATCAAACAAAAGATGGTCAACAGGATTATTCCTTTCCTTTATCCAAACAAAATCAGGTTGGAATGAAGTTCCTACGAAACTTACATTAGTAGGTGTTCCGTCATAGCCGTAAGTTACATTTGTAGGTGTTCCGTTATAACCATAAATTACGTTAGTAGCTGTACCGTCATAATTACCTTGTTCATCTGTTGCATCCCCTTCAAACTTATAGTGTGCTTGTAAACCGCTAATAGATATTGTAGAAGAAGCTGTTTCTGTATATAAGGTAGTTATTTCACTTGCAGATAATTCTTTATTATAATATCTTACTTCGTCTAATTTACCCTTATAATACGTGCTTGCACTGTAAATACCAAGTGCAGCAGGTTCATTAGAAAAATCTACATTAGAAAAAGTACCACTAACAAACCAATTCGAAAAGTTTCCATTACTTCCGTTAAGATAAAAATCAAAACCTGTAGTAGTGTTTATTATAAAAACAAAGTGATTCCAACCTTCATTCCAAGTGCTACTTGTATTTCTTCTATAAATGTAGTTATTTCCTAATCTGATAAATGCCTCAATCGTGTAATTATTACCCGAATTTCTTTTGTACCTTACACCTGTATATTCGGCAGAGCCGTCACCTTGAGTCCATAATCCATAGTAAGTTCCTGTAGGTACTGTATTATCAACATTAACCCACATTGATATAGAGCTACCATAATCAATTTGGTATACATTAGACACCTTACTACTACTCCCATTAAACACTGCAGCGCCACCAATCTTTCCATTTCCGCCTCCTGTATCATTAGCATTCCCTTCAAGCTCATAAAGTGCAACACCACTGCTATCATCAAATATATCTGTTGCGGATTTTGTAGACGATGCTGATGTCTCGTTGTATAAGGTTGTTACTTCGGAAGAACTTAATCCCTTGTTGAATAAGCGGACTTGGTCTATTTTACCAGTCATTTGACTGGCAGAACCTTCATTTTGAGCACCTATTATGATATTTGCACTTGATGTTTTTGTAGCAGAATTAAAGTCTGAATTTGTTGATGTTCCTACTTGTGCTCCATCAACATAATAAGTTACGGTGCTGCCATTCCAAACCAATACACAATGATGCCAAGTATTTTCACTTATAGCACTCGTATTTGAGTATGATGACGTAACATTATTAGATGCGTCTCTATGGGCAAAATGTAAAGTTGTTGAGCCTGCTCCATAATGCCAAAACCCCCAAGATTCTTCAATTCCGCTATTATTCCATTTTGTTACAATAGAATTTGCTGTACTTAAATCTTCAAAATAACACCATGCAGAAATTGAAAGCGAATTATTATTTTGAACAAAATCTGTAGTTCCTAAATCTATATGACCACTGCTCCCATTAAATATACCTGCTGCTCCAATATATCCAGTAACTCCACCAGTATCCTTAGCACCCTCCTCAAATTCATATAAAGCCACAGCAGAGCCATCATCAAAGATGTCTGTTGTAGATTTAGTTGTTGAGGTGTTTGATTCACCGTATAATGTCGTAACTTCCGATGATAATAAAGCTCTATCAAATATCCTAATTTGGTCTATTGAACCATCAAAAGCAGTTGATGCTAGGCTAGCTGAATCCGCTCCAAATTTTATTTGATCTGCGTTTACTTGATCCCAAGTAGTTAAAGCTCCTAAAGTTTTAGAAACACCATCTAACCAAATTTCTATTGAGTCACCATTTTCAATAACCACTAAATGATACCACTGACCTGTGTTTAGAGATACGGTAGCATCTCCATATTTGTAACCATGAAATCTTATTATACTTCCATCAGTCCAAACAAAAGGAGGCGTCTGTGCACTGTTAGAACTATTAAACCCTTTAAATAACGTTGGGTATGTTACATTAGTAAAACTATCTGCTTTAAACCAAAGCGAAACACTATATTCCTGATTTGATCCAGATTGACCAGAAAAGGGGTTGGAAGTTGTTATATAACTACTACTCCCATTAAAAGATGCTGAAGTACCTATCTTACCTTCAATGCTCTGTGTTGATCCATTTCCAGTGTAAGTGTTGATTGTAAAGTTTTCTGTAGCTATAAATTGTTTTTGTACAGTTATAGTAAAAACCCTTGGAGTTGTTTGGCTTTCATTATCCGTTGCAGTTACAGTAAAAGTATATAATGTTTCTGCTGTTTCTAAAGATGTAGTTCCATCAATATTAGTGCCTGTCAGCGACAGTCCAGTAGGTAGTGCTCCATTGGTAATATTAAATGTGATAGTGCCTCCATCTGGTTCTGTTGCCGCTAATGTTATCGTAGATATAGTTTCTGCAGAAGCAAAGGTTCCTAAGCTACCTGCTGATGTCGACCATGCTGGAATACCATTATATGAAATACCATTTATAAATGTAGCACTTCCTGTATCTGTATTTGCAACAACTACATCATAATCACCTGCAGCTTTGGCTGGTGTTGTTATAGTTAAAGTAGTTGCAGACACAAAAGATACCGCTGGTGCAGCCGTACCCCCTACGGTTACAGTAACGCCTGTAACAAAACCTGTACCTGTAATTGTTATAGTTTCTCCTCCAGCTGTATCCGCAGCGGTTGCAGAGCCCGGATAGGATAACGATGTTATAGCAGGTGGTGTAATATTAGACACCCATTCCATATCACCATCCCCTGAAGATTGAAGCACATAACCATTTACGCCATTACCTACAACTCCAGAGAACTGTGCTGCTTTAATTTTAGTTTCAGCCATTATTTAGTATTGTTGATTTTAGTGCCCTTACCGAACCCAGAACGGTTTCGTTTTGCAGATACAAAGGACGATGTGGTATGATCATAGTCCATACCGTCTATATTTTTACCATTCTTTTTCGCAGCTCTACGCTTGCGTTGGTTTTCAGCCTTCATAGCACGACGTCGAGGGCTCATAGCGACGGCCTTATCTCGGACCTTCTTACGACGCCGCGCTTCAGGAGAAAGCTTTTGCATTACTTTTTCTTTAATGCTTTAACACCTTTCATTTTTGCAGGTGATTTTCCAATGCTCTTTTTTGTTTTTGCAACACCTTTAGGCTTAATTGCTGAAACACTCTTTTCTTTTTTAATATAAGAAACTTGGTCTGGAGAGCTTTTACCTTTAGTGTAGACTTTTCTGCGACTACTTGAAGGCGTATTTGACATTCTTTTTTCACCAGAAGACGTTTTTGTTTTGCTTCTAATGTTTTTCATTTTTTGAGTGGGTTCCGTTTTTTTCACAGGCGATTTACCTTTACTTTTTTCTTTATCAGTGGTAAATCTAGTACTACCTTTTTTGATTTCAACCTCTATTTTTCCTGTTGTACCAGCACTTTTTCTACCTGCTTTATCTCTATAGTTTTTAGTTACAGTTGGTTTTTGTCCTGGCTCAAATGAAGGGTCACTTGTTTTTTGACCAATTTTAGCTCCTTCACCTTTTCTTTTATAATCAGAAGCAGTTTCTCTAGTGTCTTTAGTATATGTTGTTCCAGTTACTCCTGGCATATCAGACTCATAGCGAAATTTATCTTTTTTCTTTTTAGGGTCAGTAGTCTTTTTAGCTGGTGATTTGCCATATGACCTAGCAGGTGATTCTGGTGCTGCTTTAATAGCATCCTGCAACTGTTGAGGTAAGTTACCCTGTTTACCTACTAACGCTTTCATTAGTGGCGTTTTCGGATTCATTTTAAATGGTGATCCCATAATTTTGTTTTTAAGATTAATCTAATTTATACATGCATATATATAAGAGTATTATCACGTTGTATTACATATATTTAAATTATAGTATAACCTGAACACCTAGAGTGCGACATTAGCCCCCTACATATATATATTAACACCCTATTGTCACAGTTTTGAGGTATATAAAAGCAGCCCCACCCTGTTCTTAAATTTTTTGTTAGATAATTAGAGGTTTTGTATTACGCATAACTATTTGGCACTCAGCCACTTACATAAAACCCAATATCTTACCCCACCCCCCAAAGTGCTCAGTATCAAGTACTTAAGTTTTTGCCTTTTTGGGCTCTCTTTTTACATACTAAACACGAACTAGTTTGGATAATATAGTTATGACTTGACCTTACATTTTAAGAAATATATATTTTAAGTTTTATGTGCTTAACACGAAGGATAATGGATAATATATATGTAACAAAAAATAATAAATATGAAAACTTTTATAACTTACAAAATTAATAATGATTTCTTTGAATTAGATTATAATAATAATAAAGAAGAAGAGAAAGAAATGTTAAACTATATTAAAAATAATAATATAAAAGAATTTAAAAGATTAGAAAATAATAAGGGTTATAGATTTAATGTTTTTACATACTAAACACGACCTCAACTGGATAATATATATGAACATTAAAACACACACACATGAATAAATATCTAATAACACATGCACTCGAAACATTACTTGAACAGGTAGTTGACTCAAGAGAAAACTCTAACGATTACAAAGATCAAATAAAAGAAATTGAAGAACAAATAAAAATAGTAAAAAAACTTTAAAACATACACACATGGAATTTAATAGACTCGAACTCGAACTACTAAGATATGCAATGGAAGACTTTGCAAACAACGATCAACATACTGAATCAAGTCAATACAAAGCATTTGAAATTGTAACTAAAATAGATAAAATGATTAACAATATTAAGTAAAATAAGTTAATTACACACATACACACACTGAACTACACCTACTCTACTAAAAATATTAATAAATAAAACACATACCTTATGACTAGTGAATTAAGTAAAAGAATAGCTAAGCAAAATGCTAAAACTGAAAGACAAATGGGTTTCTATACCCTTGGTATGAAAAACGTTACACGAGTTACCTTCTCACGTAATGCTCAATGGAACCAAATAGACACAACTAAGGTTTACTATGCACAAACCAAATTACAAGCTTAATACGTGTTTAAATGGATAATATAAATGTAAAACAAACACATTATGACAACACAACTACACGAACTAAATGGTAAACTGGATATGCTAAATGATCTAAAAATACAAGGTCTAGGATTATCACTCGACCAACAAGAAAAGCTACTTGCTATACACCAACAGCTACTTGACCGACGCTTTGAACTAATAAAGCAAATTAAAAAAGATTATATAATATGAACATAACACATACAAATTTAATGGACTGGGTTAACACGCTTGACCTACCAACAGAAGAAAAGATTAACAGAATATACAAATACTATGATTGGCCACTGAGCTATGCTAAAACAAAAGAATACTTAATACAAAACTAATATGATGAATAAATATTACTTAGAAGAAATGCTTGCTAATACAAGCTACACTGAAGAACAAATAACTGAGATGGAAAACTGGGAAATTGAAATGCACTTAGGATTATGAATATAACACAAAAAGATTTAGAAGCTAAGCTAAAACAAATAGCTGAGTTCGAGCAAAAATACGGTACCGATCATGGCCAAACAAATGTACACGCTATGAAAAAATATTGTACTGATGCTAAATACAGAGAACGCGTCACAGCCTTTAACAAAGCGTCAATTGAAACAATTAAACACTATAACAGATATGAAAACTAAAGATAAATTATACGACTTACGTCAAGCTATTGATGACCTTGTTGCGATCGGTCCAGACTATGCTCACTTTATGAATGCACAAATTGCACACAAGAATTTAAAGAAGATTAAAAAACTGTTAGAATACGTAGGCTAAATGCTATACACAATTACATACCTAACACGAGTACAAACGGATAATATTAACGAATAACAAACAAACACACTTATGAAAACATTTGACAGATACAAACAAAACTTAAAACAAGTCGGCAATGACATTTATTCTTACGATACACAAGTTGCTGAAATAATTGGAGACTATCTTTATAAACTTAAATGGAATGTAAAAGGTATGACGTCAAGCCCAACAACAAATAAGCATATTAATTATGCAGCAAGTGAACTTGGTTTAACTGTAATTGAAAATAACCAATGGAAAGATGAATACTGGCCAAAAGATATAAAAGCATGAAAAAATTAATATTACAAAGACATGACATCTATAGTCATTACTACAAGGATTTTAATGATGGAAAATTTTACGAGGTTAATGCCTTTGACGTTGATCCAATAAGCAATAGAATTGTAAATAAAGATTTTAAAGATTCAGATTTCAGCAAAAGAAAAGAAATTAAAGATGAATTTAAAAACCCAAGATTTATACAAACAATATAAAAGTATGAAAAACACGTGGATATTTTATGGCAACGACCATAGCGGAATTAAAACAATTCACTACATTAAACAATGTAAACGTCCTGAAGCGACAAGTGAATACAAAGAAATGATGCACTTATTAGAAAACAATACTTATTACACAACAGGATATATGACTAGTAAAGCATGGAATAAAGAAAACCAATATATAAAAATAGTATAAATTATGTATGACAAAGAATTAGTAGCAAACACAGCAAACACAATTATTGAAGAAGTCAATAGACATATTGACGATACAATATACTGGCAACTAGACTCATCTGAATTTGGTTTAAATGAATTTGATGACCTATATGAATTAGAATTACAAATCAAACAACAATTATTATTTACATTAATTAAAAAAGTAACAAAATGAACGACATTTACACACAACTAGCACAAATTTTAAACGTATCTAAAATTACTGAAGACTATACAACCCATGCTGATCTACAAATTAGCGAATATATGACTGCTGATAGCTATGACATACACGTTATGACCAACGAACCTATGTCACTAATGTGGGACACTGATGTATATTATCATCAACCATCATTCAACGACATTATCGATCGCATTAAAGATTTAGACGAAGATGCTATTGTATATGTAAGCGATTTTGAAACATACTTACCAGAATATGAGGTTGATGATTATCTTGAACAACACAACGAAGAAGAATTACAAGATAAACACGAAGCATAAGGGATAATAATAACGAACAACAAACAATTAAATATTATGAACACACAATTACAAAACTACTTAGACTTACAAAACAAAATTGATCGCATTGAAAAATTAACTAATGCTAGCTGGGATACAAAATATATGCTT